GATGATGTTTACTTTGTGCACAATCCTGATGAGCCTATATTAAACACAAATCATCCAGTATATGAAACTCTTATAAATCATTTTATTTATACCGAAGAGTATGAAAAATGTGAGGAGCTTGTGAAAATGCAAAAAACTTCTGAGGTTTTATTCTGGAATTAAACGTATTAAGTCCCAACTATCAACGTCTCTGTTTCTTTCGTATTGAAACAAAGAATTTAATAGATTGTTAGTTTCTATTGTAACGCTTTCTTGCTTACCACTTCTTAAGGTATATAATATAAAATATGTTTTCATTTAACTAGGCCAAATTATTACCATTAAAAATAATGTGTTAAGCGAGCAACCTGCCCTGTTAATCTACTATGAATAAATCCTTCACAGGCTAACGGTGCTCCAGTAAAACCCTTGCGAGAATGCCAACTATCAGATGATGATGGACTTCTCATGTATTCTACAGTTACACCAATATAATCTTTTGCGTCTAACCACTTATGCTTTACCTTGTGGTGTATGTGGTGTAAGTAGAAATATCTATGTGTAGTTTTCGACCAGAGTAAAGGCTGCTCTTGTGCCATCAACAAGGGTAAGTTAACCATCTTAGCACCATCACCATGCTCCAAGCCAATTAAATTGCTTCCATACTGGTAGTATTTACGATGTGCAACACTAATATCAAAAGTGACATCAGCCGCTTTTCTAAACCAACTTTTTAATGTGTGGGCTAAGTGGTATCCAGACTGGTAGTCATGGTTACTCATACTATGAAGAACATCTACTGGTGCAATCTTTCTAAGCATCTCAACGCACTTAACATATAGCATCAAGGCAATCTCATAATGCTCCCACCACTTACCATCTGTATCCTGATAAGTCCCCTTGGTGGTGGTTGAATATACATTGTCGATATGAAGCACATCATTACCAATACAAAACAACACCCTATCTATATCAAACCCCTTAGCCTTGTCAATAAGTCCTTTAACGCCCTCTATAACTCTTGCTACAGCAATATCATTGTTATACTCTTGATTTGTTTCCTTCTCATTAGCGTATTTTCCTATATGTATGTCAGACGGATTTACAACCAACAAGTGACCACCTTTGCGTTCTCTGTAGTTTTTAAGAGGAATATAGTCAGGGGAGTAGTTAGAAATAAAGTCATTAACTTTGCCAAATATTTGTTCTTCATCTAATCCTAAATTTTCTTTAGTTACAATAGAAAACCTGTAGTCTCCGCTACCGCTTTGCCAGTGCTTAACACTAACTATGTCTTTCTTATCTATACCTCGCTCTTCACAATGAACATCCAAGGCACTGTTATTATTTATATTGTCTAGATTAGTTGCCCTCTTTTGTAATATGTAGTCAACTTCTTCAGGGGAAAGCCTTAGTCTTTTACCGTACTCTTTATTAGATTTCATCGGATAGGGATTGAATTAGATCAGCCAATACTTTTATTAGCTTTTGAGCATTTTTTTTTGCCTCATCATGATCTCTCTCCATTAAATCCTCATACAAGTTGTCTCCAAAGTCATGAATACTTTCACTTACATACTTAATATGTGTAATGGTTGATATGTCTTCTGGAGCTACTCGTGGCATTTATACTTGATTTAATCAAATATAAATAAAAAAATGACTTATCCTAATTTTTCAAGAGGTTTTATATAACAATCTAATAACATCAAATCTAAATACTCGTCCATGTCTATTAATTGAACATCAGTCAAGGTAGTATAGTAATTTTGTTTGCGTACCATTTCTATTACAAAAGTTATAGGATCCCCAATATTATGAACAATACAGCCTCCTAAAACAACAGAATGTAGTTTTGTGACTTTAATGCTTTGTAAGTTTTTTTCTATAAATTTTGCAATTTTTAATGCAGTATATAAATTCATTTCATTAAGATTATCCATAAAATAATCCTCTACGTCATAGCCTTTAGCCTCTATAAATTTCTGTCTGTATTCCGTATTCTTCAAGTTCTTTTATTCTAAATTTTTGTAGCTCTGATAACTTACCCTTAGGTTTTTTAATTTCTGAAAACAAAACATTTGATCCTCTAGGGATTGCTATAAGATCAGGGATGCCGTTTTTGTTTGTGACTGTTAGTTTGATAACGTAATAACCCTCGCTTTCTAATTGAGCTATACGTTTTTTTTGTATCTGCTGCTCAGTCATATTACAAATCTAATAAATCTCTTTTAAAATGAGAAAGGGTGTAGTCTTTCTTTTTAACAACAGCTTTGTATATATCGTTTTCAATCCCATCCTTACTAAATATCCAAAAAATATTATTATGCATTCTGTTTTTTGTTGTCATTCTATCTCTGCTTTGCCAATAAGATGTCGCACTAAAATCAATATTGTAATAAACCAAACAAGATGCTTCTTTTAAACTTATACCCTCTCTTCCAGAAACAATTTGTAAAGCAATACATTTGTCTGTGGTTTTAAATTCTTCTAAGTCATTAGTAATCTTGTCTTTATATATTTCTTTTAAAGCTTTGTACTCTTGAGTAAACTTATAAAATATTGCTATCTTTTTATCTTTAAAATATTTATGTATAAATTTTGCCTTAGTAAAATCTATTGTCATAGCGTTGCCACTTTCAAACTTCACAGTGCCTGAGCAAAGCTGATGTACTTTAGTCATTAACTTTGCAGGAGTATCTGCCAGTAAAAGTTCTCCGTCTCCCTCTATAACTCTATCTTTTTTTAAGCGAGTTATCAACCCTTGAGTAATTCTATTTAAATTAACATAAAGTATTTTTTCATTGGTTTCTGTTTTAAATCCTGCTGATTTTTGTGTGTAACTTATTTTAAATCTAGAAATTTCGTCTAGTATAGACTTCATACCTTTAGAATAGTCATTAATAAACATACCGTTAATTTTTCTTTGCTTAACCAATACATACTCTTTTGAGAATGCATAAAAATTTTTAAATCTTTTAAAAGGACTGTTAGTTATACCATACAACTGATGATACATTTGACTGTAAGATTCTGGAGTAGGTGTTCCGCTAAGCAATATAACATAAGGATTAGATCTAAGTAATATTTCTTTTACTTGCTTAGCTCTTTTGTTTGGCTTTGGAAAAGCTCCTAATGTATGAGCTTCATCGCAAACCACTAAATCCCATCCAGTTTGTTTTACTTTATGTAGCGACTCATAATTAATAACTACAATATTAAACTTAGCTTTTAATAATTTATAATCATCCTCTATGCTTGATATAGCTTTCTTCTTTGTTATAAACAAAACTTCTTTTGAGTCAATAAGGCTAGCAATTCCTAAACTTGTCAAAGTCTTACCAGTCCTAACTTCCATAGCTAAGTATAAAAATTTATAAACAGAAATAATTTCTACCCCCTTGTTTATAATATCCGCTTGATATTCTCTAAAATTAAACATCGATAGTTTTAAAATAAAAAAATCTTCCACCTAAATCTCTACCCTCTGTAGCCTCTACTGAATAATAAAACAAACAGAATTTTTTTATCCATTGATGAAATTCTATCCTTGAAACAGTTCGTTTTGATCTAGGTGCAAAGTCAGGGTTGTCTTCAATAAAATCTTTATAAAGGTCAGTCTTGTATATTCTACTGTCAGATTTTAACTTATCATTAAGTTTACCACCACTTAATATTCCGCACCATTCAATAAAAACATGGTCAGTAGACCTAATTAAATTTTTCATATTTAAATTAACAAACTCACTTTTTAACATACCATGTTCTAAATACATTTGTAAATTTTGTATCATGTAATTATCAAACTGACACCACTCGTTGTCGTCCCACTCTCCAAACATAAGTCTACCAAACTCTACAAGCGGTGTAAAGTCTTTAGTATAATACTGAGCCAACTCTAATTCCCACTTTCTTCTTTCAAAAGAAGAGCCCTCTCCTTTAATAGCATAGTTAGTAGTTAAAGCAACCTTAGGAGACTTAGCAAATGGGATTTTAATTGCATCTTTGTTTTTCTTTTCTAATGTTAATCCCTCAGTAATAACACTAAACAACCTTTCAAAGTCAAATGACTTTTTAACATCATCAAAACAAAGTATTTGTGTGTCAGCAGAAACCAGTTGATACGCAAAAGATCTTTCAAAGGTAAAACTCTTACCATCTATTGTTACATTCTTTTTCATTTTAGATAATCCATTCATAAACAATCCTTTACCTGTTCCCCCTTCAGGGTTTGCAGATATAACTTCATCGTTTAATATAACTGCGGGACAATAAGATAAGTTTTTCCAACCATGCAATAAATACCCAATAGTAGATTCCATAGAGTTAATTCTGCTTTTATCACCCGCACAAATATTTGATATAAAAGTTTTATAATCACTTTTCCCAACCTTACACAGAGTAAAAGATCTATCAATTACATGGTCTCTCCAAACATAACCACCTAAATCTATGTAGTCTATAAGAACAATATCATCCATTGTAATTTTTACCGCACAATTTATATAGTATAAGTAAGCAGTCTCTTTTGTGTCTGCAATAAAAAAAACATTTATAGAAGACAAAAGTGTTAAAAATTCTTCTCTAAAGTATCTAGTGTGTTCAGCAAAGTAATTATATACAGATAAATCATCAACAGACAGTAGGTAGGTTAAAACAAAATCTTTGATTTCTTTTTCAGATGTATGATCTATTAGATTATTAGTAACTCTTACAAAAACATAGCTTTTGCTTCCTTCAGGATTAAATTTGTAAAAACCATTGTCTTCTAAAAAGTTTTTAAAAAGTATGTGTACTATTTTTATTACTCCCTTTTCGTTTTTTGTCCAAAACTTATAATTAGACTGCTCTTCTTCAAGACGAACTATTACGTTTTCAATTTCATCGACATCAATTTTTTCGTCTTCTAATTGACATCGGATTTCTTTTTTTGAGACGCCTCGTCTTAATTGTTGTTTTACTTTGTTTACCTTATCCTCATCTTCATAATACTTTGTTCCAAAATTCTGCACTTGTGCGTAAGCTGAGTCTATTGTTCTTTTAATTTCATGATGTTTAAAATCACTACTACTAAAATTACCCATAACATATTCTGCTAAATTTTTTGGCACTCCAAAATCATTAAAGGCAGCTGCCAGTATATAAACATTATTATTTCTTTCTCCATTAATTAAACCATACTTATTCTCCCACCACTTTAAAAGAATGTCTACAATTTTATTTTCATCTGTAACTGGTATGGTAGGCTTGTCTTTGTACTTGTTAAACTCTACAAACTCAGGAGCATCTATTGTATCCCACACACTAGACGTTAAGTTTATAAAAATTAAAGGATCATAACTTTCATAACATACTCTAGATATGTTTTTAGATGTAGTATCAAAATACTCTGAGTTAAAATGTTTGTTTAAAGAGTTAAAATAATTTTTATGGTTATCTACTTCTTTAGGTATTTTTACTAATGCCTTTAATCCCTTACCACTAGGAGAAATAAACACTGCAAATATAAATTTGTTTTTAGCTAACTTTTCTTTTTCTTCTAGTAAATCTTTGTCAGTTTTGTATCCATCAAAGTCTAAGCAAATTAATCCACTGTGTTGTGTTAAGGATGTATCATTACGTTTTGTAAACTTACCACTAAAACAAATTGCTGGTAAAAGTTTTTTTAATTCGTTTCTTGTTTCTTTATCTTTTTCTGCTCTAATCTTTTTTACTATGTCTTTAGAATTTCCCTGCTCTATTCTTGTTAGAACTAACTCTACTTTTCTGTAAAAAGGCTGAGATGTATTTTTTATATCTTTGAATATTGTTATCTCCATTATATTTTATTAAAAAAAAAGGAGGTCTTTCGACCTCCTCTTCACAATTATTAAAAAGGCAAGTCTTTTTCTTCTTGTACATCATCTTTCTTGGGTTCGGGTTTCCAAGTGTCAACAGCAACATAATGAGTCTTGCCATACTCATCAGCTTGCTTTTTCTTTTGCACATTAAGTTTAATATACTTCTTTCCGCTATATTCAAAAATATGCTCGGAAGGAAGGTCACTTAAACATAAACTGCAAGAAACTAGATTGCCGTCAAACTTTTCAGTTCCGCTACCTACATAAATTTTATCTTCCATTTATTTTAATTTAATTTGTTGCTCCAAAATTTCTAAAACCTCAGCCATTAACTTTTGTTTTTGCTGCTCGTTCTCCATAGTAGTTGGAACTTCTACTATAAATATTTCTCTTTTCCAAGATAGCCTTGAAAGATAATATTTAATTACCTTATAAACTATTTTTAAAACAAAAAATATTTTTCTATGCCATATAATGTCTCTATAGTGTTTCATGCAAAACAAATTGATTTATGTTTTCTTCTGAATCTTTACTAAAGTATGTGTTGTAGATAAAGACTGCGTTTTCAACTTTCTCTTTACCTCTTTGAATAAATTCTTCAGTAGGTGTAAAGATAGCTAACTGATAAGTTGACTTATCTATTACATAGAATTGCAGAGGCAATCCAAACAACTCTTGATATATATATGCCTGACTATCATAATTATAACGATATGCACTAGATCTAAATTTATTTATATCCGATGTGGTTTTTAAATCAATTAGCTTATCATGACAAACTATATCAGCTTTGCCTTTCCAATTTAACCCCATGATCATTTTTACCATTGGAACTTCATATTGATTTCCATCTTTAAATATCTCATCGTACATTTCTAAATTACCTAACATTGCATCGACTACATCTTTTAATGCCTCAACTTCATGATGAAGAAGAGACATTTTGTTGTCGTTATTTGCCACATGCTCTTTATATGCTTTTGTGTTACGACTAGATACATCTACAATGTCAAAATCTTTTAGTTTGTCTTTTTCTAAAATTGCAGTATGAAAATACCTACCCTCTAACATTGCTTTTGTTTCATCCTGAGGCTTACCAAACATTCTTGGATTGTCTAGTAAGTTTTTTATATCTGAATTTGACAACCATTGCTTTCCGTACTCTCCATAATATGAAGAATCATCTTTTAGTTTCTCTGCAATTTTTGAGACAACTTTGTCGGTGTAATTAAAAGGAACTATCATTATTTAATATGTTTTGAAAGTTCTTTCTTTACTGATGACTTAATTGAATACTTTTGTTCTAAGTTGTTGACCAGTTTGTCTAAGCCTAATGCTTTGTTTTGAGCCATGTACTTCAAAACCTTGTCCCAATTATCATCCTCAATAACCAATTTTAATTTAGTTGTCTTTACTGGTGCCTTTGCTTTAGTTGTTTGATTTTTAATAGCATTAGCAACCTCATCATAAGATGCTACTGAGGTGTCTAAGCCTATTCCAAAATTACCTAATGCTCTACCCCATGCAGATGTTTCACAGTTCTCTACATAAGAATTTTTATTAATAAAGTTAGATCCACTTCTTTCTTTTGCCGTTCCCGATGCAATTAATCGTCCCTCTTCATTAAGTATAATAGCTTTAAATATAATAGTGTCTTCTGTAATTTCTATTATTTCTGTATCTAATGTGTACTGAGGATATACCTCTCTAAAATATTGAAGCCTTGTGTTAACTTCAACATAATCTTTACCTTGTATGTTTACTGTTTTTAATTTTTTCATTTTGATTTAGTTTAATTAGTTTTTGACTGTAATAAGAATATTTATTCATAACAAACTCCCGTTTTGTTTTTAAATTTTTAATAAACTTATCGTTTTTTCTTTGATTTACTTCTTCTTGCATTTTGACCTTAATCATATTTAACTTTCTGACGCAGTTAGATATAGCTAATATAATGCACCCTACATACCATCCATGAGTATAAAACATATTATATTCATTAGATGTTATTTCTTGAAAGTAGTCTCCGTTTTTAGAACAATTTAAAATTTCTGTTTTACTAGGATACTTACTTATTTTAACACCAACATTAATAAAGCTAACATTAGAATTTCTTTCAATTCTCATTGACTCATCGTTTGATGCTTGTGTGTATATGTCGTTGATGTTATACATTCTTGAGTTGGCTAACTACTTCAGCATAGTCACTGTCATTGTCCACATGCTCCTTTGCTATATTGTAACCATGAATTATTGTAGAGTGTGAAACTGTGTGTCCGTTCTCTTCCATAAACTTTTGTATGTATGATATTCTAATAGGACGTTCTCTTGATAAAAAGTATAGCATTTGTCTTGCGTCAACTACCTCTCTTTTCTTGCTCTTAGTAAACATTTCATCTAGTGTTAAGTGAAACCTATCTGCTATTGCAGTGGCATACTTGTCAAATATTTCTCTTTTCATTTTATTTTTTATTTAATTTTTCTAATCTCTCTATTTCAAACTTAAGATGATTAATTGATTTTTGTAAGCATTCTATTGGGCTTTCGTGCTTTCTTGAACTTCGTAAACAATAAGTAACAACATTCCCAACATTATAAGTACAATTAAAATCTTCAACAACGTACCTTGCTTGGTAATATCCTTCTCTGTAGGTGTCTCCTACATAATATTTTGGAACTTTAATTTCTTGACTCATATCTTTTAATTAATTTATATTTACTCATATCGTTTTTTACTGGACGAACATTGGGAATCGGTAACACATACCTACATGCAGCTACAAATCTACCATTAATTTCAATTTTTCCGCTGTGTTTAAAAAAATTATCTAGATCTATAAAATTTCTTCTATTATATAAGTTGTCTAATTTTTGTTTTCTCTCTTTAATTAAAGAGTCAACAAGGAATGATGCTGATTCGTTCATTTAATTTAATTTAATTTTTATAAGGAGGTAGCTAACAGTATTAACTTATCGTTGGCTTATGCCTTTATAACTACCCCCCTATAATATAAAGACTAAAACATTTAATATTAAGGTATCTTACACCCATAAAATTAGTGGGATTATTCCCAGTCTTTATTTCTTATAGTTTTTTATAATAATATCTTTAAGAATATTCTGATTAAGTTTTTGGAGCCATTGAATATATTTTATGTTTGGCTTTTCTTTTAGCTTTTCTTTCAGAATTAACTCATGTACCTCTTTCATTACCAATTAAAGTTTAAAGGAGTCTCTTTTAATTGCTCTCTTTCTTTCTTCTGTCTAGTAGCAAGGTTTTTCTCTCTCATCTTTTGATACTCGTTTTTAACATACTCGCTCCAAGAATTGTAGTCTAATACTCTATACTTGTAATTGCTTAAAAATTTTCTATAATCTTTATCCATTTTTTATAATTTAAGTTTAAAAAAAAACGAGAAAGAAACACGCCATACAGTTTCTAATTACATTGTTGATTTCGCCTAACATCAACTCGTATCTAAATAAATAAGTTGGCTTTGTTTATCCTTGTATCTACAAGAGTCTCATCCGTACATCACTATTTCAGACTGTGAATGTTCTTAGCTTGTAGAGTAGTTCAGGTATAACTTAGTTTATGTACCTGATTTAATCATAAATACCTACCTATATTATATTTAGTTCAATTAGTGTGTAATATTACAACAAATTTTGATTAATACCTAATGTTTTCTAAAAAAGTTTTGTTAAATCGTCTTCACTTCTAAGAATTGTCACTAATAATGCGTTTTCTTTGTGTTTTTCTTCAGCATATTCCTTGTTTGTGTACTCAATAACTTCTCCTGAATTCATATCATAATCATTGTAGTCTAGCTTTTCTTTTGGAAAGAAATAGTTTACTGGACACATGAATTCATTAAAGCTATGTAGTTTTTTTGTCAATCTATTATATCGTTCTGTTTTAATTTTACTAGCTAATCTAAAATTCTTTATCTCTCCCCTTGTAGCTTGATTATAGACATAAAACCTATCTACATGCTGACATTCTCTTTCGTAATGATTTTTCCAAAGGTGTGTGTAATGATCTTTTTTTTCTTCTTCTGTATAATAATACTTATGAATTACTTGCTCTTCGTACAACTGTGTGACAAGCCATAAGCTATCTAAAAACTTCATTGATACTTCTTTATTTAAGATGTGTACTTCATTTGTTTTAAGAGCAGATACCAGTACACAGTCTTCACTTTTTAGTTCTGCAATTTTAACGCACAGTCTATATAGTTCTCCATGCTCCTTGTACCATGCTACTGAGCAATTACTGTAGTGTATAATGTAGCCATTATGCTCTGTCCTTACTCTTGAAAATAGATGCGTAATATACTCTTCAGATTCTATCCAATCTATTGGATTAACTTTTATCAATGCATCTGTATTGATGTTTACAATCGGAAAAACATAATCATTTATATATTCTTGGGTATTTAAAACAAAATCAGCTAGAGAGATGTTACTGTCTATTACTTGTACACAATTTTTCTCTAAGCTGATGTCGTTTGAAAAATTTTTGCTACTTACTTCTGAAGATATAACAAATTGTTTCATAAGTTTTTTTACAAAGTTAACTTATTATTTCTTTTATTTTTTCTACCATTTTATATGGAGATAAGCTACCATATTCAAAATCATCAATTACTCTGTTAATGTCTCTAATAGTATAGTAGCTATCATCTATTCTTACGTCAATATCATCCTCATATTTTAATCCATGTATAGAACAAACCATGTACTTTCCCTTTTTAACTGCATCACATAACTGTTGGATTTGTTCGCAATCATCTGATGCTTCCCAACTATCTTCTTTTCCATTTCCAAGTACCCAATTTGCTAATTCTTCTAATCCGTTTTTACTTACGAATCCATAGGTACTCATGTATCTATCTTCAGCAATATCTATTAATTCTTCTTGAATTATTTTTTGTATTGCTAGATCTTTTTTATTGTATTTTTCTGTATTCATTTTATTGTTTTTTATATTCATAATCATTTATCAATTCTTCTAAACTTCCGTCTGTCATTTCTTCATAATCTTTTGGATTAAAGGATTCGTCTCTCAAATCAAAGTTGAGGTAGGTTCGTCCCCCATGCCCATCATTCCAAATAGATATACCTTTGAAATTTGTTTTGCATTCGTATCCCAGTCCTCTTCTTGTTTCAAAATACCGAACACCTTTTACTTCTAATTCTTTTTTCATATTAATCTATATTAAATTCAACACTATCATACTTTAATCTTCCGTCTTCTATTATTGCTTGTTCAATATCACTATTCTCAGGAAATTCTAAATCTATCATCTGTATGCTTATTGATTCTGTTTCCAACTCATGTCCTGAATCTAATACTTCAAACAATCTACAGATGTATGAGTGTTTGTGGGTATAGTATCTTCGCAGTAAAGTCTTTAACAACTTGTAGTCTTCATGTTGCTGACAATCAGGATTTTTCATTCTTAATGTAAAGGAATGATAATCCCCTTGACAATATCCTATAGCAAATGCACTGTCAACACAATTATACTCTTCTTTGTCCCATCCTAAATAACACGCATAACTTCTTTTTGGAAGAATATGCTTATGTCTGCTGACGTCTTGCTCTATTAGTATCGGCAAGTCTTCTGCAATGTTTTGAATTAGTTCTTTATACAACTCCCAAGCCATTGTGTTGTCATAATCGTTTTCTACTCTTATTACTTTTTTCATATTATATTATATTAATTAATAACTTCGGTAAATATACATTTAAATATTTAATAAACAAAATTTAAACATTCTTAATACCTTTTAAGTCTGTATCTATTTTGTGTGTATCTTTAAAAACGTATGCAGTCTTCTCTCTTTTATATTTAAAGTCTACAGTCTCAATATGCATCGTCAACATTTTTTCTTCAGGAGGATATCCTACTTCTTCAGCTGCCCTTTCTACTACAAGTCTTCCCATATCATTATCTCCATCATCTCCTCTCCACTCTAATTCTCCCTCTGCATATATGTCTTCAGTTTTACTCCACTTAATTAGTTTTTTCAGGAAGAATATTGTCCATTCTTTGCCCTGATATGTTTTCTCATATCCCATCCATCTAAAAACTCCATACGTTCCTGAATCATCGTTATAGTTTTTAATCTCGAATCCACACCATATTGATGGATACTCTCTTTTATCGTCATCGTACATATGCTCACTAGGATGTGCATTGTCTACTATATCTTTCCACTCTTTTAATTCTTTTTCAGTGAATGCTCTATTAGTTTTTAACTGTCCGTACCAGTCTGTATTGTATCCCATTTTATTTATTTTAATTAATATTTGTCTTGTACCACGAAATCCCCACTACTTTCATAGTGAGGCATCTCGCAGAACAAACAACACAA